CAAAGATCTGTCTAATAGGTATAACAATACTAACAACCCTGATAATGGTATATCTTTGGACGTTGTTGGAGACGCATTACGAGGTCTTGGTACCGAGCTATATACAAACTCAAACATATCTGATAACCTTTACTATACATTGTTTGGTATCAATCCAGATGGATCATTACTACCTCCAACTGGGTCAGAAAAGATAACTGCTATTGGAGGGACCTATGTTACTTCAAGTCTAGCTACTTTACCTGCTGATACCATACAGAAAGAGATATATAAAAGACTATATCATAACTTACCATACTTACTTAAGACTAAAGGTACCGAAAGAGGAGTTAAAGCCTTGATAAGTACTTTTGGTATACCAGATGATATTCTAACGGTTAGAGAATTTGGTGGTACACCTATCTTATCTGTTGATGGTATATTTGATCTAGACTCATCACTAAGTAAACTAACTATTGCAACCGGGAGTGCAGGAATTGTTACAGGAAGTTTAACCTTGTCATCATCCTTACTTCATCCTGAAGCTAGTTTACAGTACTATAAGAATACAAATAGGATTAATACAACAGATATAGAAGTAGGATTCTCTCCTGCCGATACTATCAATAATAATATAACGGGATCATTAGGCTATTTTAATATAGACCAACTAATAGGAAACCCTACCGATCAGTATCTAGATCAATATACGGGTCTAGAGACAGTTAAGAATAGCCACTTTGCTTCTTATACACAGCGTAATAGTGTTTGGGAATATATAAGACTAATTAAGTTTTATAACAACTCTCTGTTTAAAATGATTAGAGACTTTGTGCCTGCTAGAACAAATCTATCTACAGGTATAATTGTTAAGTCTCACATGTTAGAAAGGAATAAATACGCTAGGCATGAACCTAGTGCTAGTTATGCAAATTACTCTCAGTCTATCGACATGATAACTGTATCTGGCTCATCAGGAGGATCAGTAATAGGTTCTACTGCATGGTCTGGAAGAATCATGTCTCCATCAGGATCTGTACCTATTTCTAGCTCAAACAATATAGAAAGATATACAGGTGAGTTTAGTGGTTCATTATTAGTAGTAACTGATGGTCAGGCATTTAGTCAAACAGAAATATCTAGCTTACCTGGTACTGCTTCATATTTTACGACATATTCATTAGGAGCTCTGTATCAGAATGTAACTAGTTCAGTTAGATCGCAAATATTCTTGGACTTAGACTATACGTATGATCAGATTATACCAGTCAATCTAGATATCATTACTCAATCTATAAATAGTTCTCAGACTAATAACTATGCTACATATACGAACCCAAATAATCCTTATGCATATATTCAAGACTATAACTATTTCTTGAGGAGATCGTTACTGCCAAGGTATTCTGGTTCAGAGGTTAGAAGTGCGTTGTATAACACATATACAGTAGGGGATAAATCATACGGTAAGACTGCGGCTATAGATAAAATTAAGTATCAGTATGCGTATCTTATCGATATCTATGCTGCGCCTCAACTATTCCCAAATAGATCTAATGCTCAGATCAAATACGTAATAGATAATGATCAGAATGTATTAGACTTGACTAAAGCAAATAAAAACATATTTGCAGTTCAGAATATATTTAAGTCCGGAGAATCAGTTGACATATCTTTATTTAATTATGATGAAGCTAATCCTAATACTCAACAGTTAGTTAATAACCCAACCTTACCTATATATGAAGGAGGGTTTAGGTACCTTCCTATACTTCATAATATTAGTGGTTCGGCATCATTTCAAAGGTATACTTTAACAAACCCAGAATTAATTAGTGTTACAATAACTGAAGGAACAGCACCTCCTTCTCCAACAGATCCTCAATTTAATTCATCTAATTGGAACTTACAGTGGTATGTAGTAGAACAAGCTATAGAAGCTTGTAACACTAGTAATTATAATGTACAATTTTATGCTTCATATAATGGTACAAATACAAATAAATTAGTAGTAAATGTATTAACAAATATACAAACAGACGGTTCTTGTGGAGCTCAAAGGACTGTACCTATAGTGGTATTAGCCGGAGCAGGGTCTGGTTATGCTACTGTATTTAGTCTATCTGAATACACTGCTAGAACCTGTGGTGGCGGAAATGAAACTATAAATATAGGAGACACAACATTTGGTACATATTGGCCATCTGGTATATCTGAATGTAGTCCTCTTCCTTATATAGATAGTATATCTCAATTTGGATCCGGTGGTGGAGGAGGCGGAGGTGGTACTACAACTACATCTACTGCTACATACTATACGTCAACTATAACTAGCTCTCAAGCATGTTTATATTATATATCAGAATCAAATGAAGTAGTATTTAATTCAGAGATATCGTACTACTACAATAGAAACGGAATAACCTTTGACTCACTTAGCGATAATGCTTATACTGCATCTGTATTAGAAAAAGTATTGCTTCCATTTACGCTAAACGTAGGAGATAGAATGTCGTTCTATGATTCTTCATCAAGACTTGGTTGGACAGAACTTCAAGAGTACGTAGTAAAGAATACTAGAATAACTGGCTCTGGTGTAACTGGATCTAGGTTATTAGTAGAATTAGATAGAGGATTAAACTTTAGTCTATTAAGTTCTGGTTCTACTGTACCAACAGAGTCTATAACAAGAACTCCTTGGAGAGCTTGCAGATATGTAGTATGGAAACATGTACCTGATGAGACTAACGTTATATTAAGGTATAATCCTAAAGACTCTACTATAGTTGAGAATGGCTTACTATTGCCACAATATATAGATGAAGCAGTTAGAGATAATGCAGGTAATACAGTTAAAGCATTGAAACAACAAAACATAATTGATCCAGATACAAATACAATAATCTTCCAATAACACATATTTATTTAAAAGCCTTCTTATATGTCATATTTAAGTAGTACATCGGTAGTAGTAGATGCTATCCTAACAAAGAAAGGAAGAGAGCTTCTAGCAAGAAATGACGGCTCTTTTAGAATCACTCAGTTTTCATTAGCTGATGACGAAGTAGATTATACGCTATATAATCCTAACCACCCATCAGGATCTGCATTCTATGGTGAAGCTATTGAAGCAATGCCTATTATTCAAGCATTTCCAAACGATATGGAAATAATGAAGTATAAGCTAATAACTCTACCAAGAGGAACTGCTAAGATACCAGTACTAGATCTAGGCTATACAAATATTCGTATTAAGCAAGGGGCTTCATTGGCAATCACTCCTCAGACTCTTAACTACCTTGGCGCAACTTCAACATTTGAGCAATCAGGTTATGTTGCAACTATCGGTGACGTAAGAACGATGAGTTCATTTAATGGTGTTGGTATTAATACACCAGAAGCAACTGCCCTTAACTCAACTACAACTATTGGTACTAATGTAAGTAAGACTGTAATTGGTACAACAATTAACTTGACTGCTACAACAGTTAATACATTGTTTGGATCTAATACAGCATTGTACACTACATTGGTGGTTGTAGGCCGTGATTCTGGTGCTAGGATAAGCATACCAGTAACAATAACAAAAGTAAACTCGTAATAAACTAACATATGTCATTTACAAGATTAGATCCGACTGATTTAGTAGTATCATCAGATTCAATAACAGCACCGGCATGGAGTAATAATGTAACTACTCTAACATCGTTCTTTCTTCCTACAGTATCAAGTAGCTATGTAGATGTTTATGATGGGGCAGTAACTTCTCCATCAGCATCAATACAGTTTAGTGTTGCTTATGCTCACAAGTTAGGATCTGGCTCTCTACCATTAAACTCATTAGTACCAGGCAATAGCCCAACTAGAGTATTGTATGGCGAGTACAGGAATTTAATATATGGAGATGCAGAATCATTAGTTAGTTTTGGTACAGGTAATACTGACTCTATCGATATGATTATAATCCAAGTAGATAGAAATAGGTATAAAGAAGCCTTATTCCCAGGTACATTTAATTTAAGGCTAACTGGTACTGGCACTATTAACTTAACTGATAACTCAAGAGACGTTAGCACTATTACGTATGTAGATGGTGGTAGAGTATTTGACATTATATCAGGATCTAATGGCACTGCAATAAACAGTCCTTTATTAGCCGGAGCATCTGCTAAAGGATATACACCATCAGGTAGTTATGGTCTATTCTTACCAGATATGGGATTGATCATACTTAATCCTAGGGCTCTATCTCTTACTACAGGTGGTATTCAAACAAACTTTACGGCTACTAATACTCTAGCTACTATGAATGCTAATAATGCTATCATAACTTCGGCTATTAGCAATGGTGGATCATTCCAACTAAACTCACAAGAGACTATATCATCTAACTATATATTTGTAAGGATTAAGAATGGTGATTATAACTATACAACCAATCCTTCATTTATAACTGGTTCAGGAGACCTTATATACACTAACTTCATCAATAGTCCTCAAACATTCCCTACATCAGTTGGATTGTATAATGACAATAATGAATTGTTAGCTGTAGCTAAATTATCTAAGCCACTCACAAAAGATTTTACTAAGGAAGCTTTGATAAGAGTTAAATTAGATTGGTAATAAAATATAAATGGGATTAGCAAAAACAACGCTTGATAGATCAGACATTTCAACATATCCTATAAAGGTAAAATATTCTGGCTCATTTGCTAGTGCATCTGCTGCCAGTTATGGAATTACCTTTAATACAGGGATAAATACGTCCTATCAAGCTAATGGAGCTCAATACCTGAACTATAAGTTAGCACAACAATTATATTATAACTATTATCTTACAGGATCGTTAAATGATTCTGGTAGTGGTTGGGATCCAGTATGGCAATCAACTGCAGCCTCAGGTTCACTAGACGATAATAATAGATACTTCCCTAATGCGGCATCGGCTCAAATAAGAATGTTTGCTATACCTAGAACTGTATTCGGTGAAAATATAAGTAAAGGTACGTTAAACATTACAGCAGGTTCATACAATCTAATCGATGATGGAAATGGTAATGTTAAAGATGCTAATAGTAGTTTAGTCCATGTAGGAAACGTATTCTATTCCCAAGGCATAGTCGTTATAACTAACCCTAGTTACCAAGGTACATTCTCAGGATATACACTAAGACTAAGTTCAGAGACTACAATATATCAGAATGAAGTAAGATGTAGAGTAAGTGAGAATGACTTTAACTATACTAATAACCCAAGCGCAGTTCTAGCAGGTACTACAGGTTCATACATCAATGCAGTAACAGGTTCAGACTGGCATCCGTACACAACAACAGTAGGATTATACAATGATCAAGATGAACTACTAGTGGTAGGTAAATTGTCAAGGCCATATCCAATACCACCGAACACAGACATATCGTTTAATATTAGATGGGATAGCTAAAATAATAAATTATGAGTAAATGGTTATATTTCTATACAGATGGTCCTACTAGAGAGTTTAATACAATAGAAGACTTCCCTGAAGGCGCTATCGGCTTTATATACAAGATAGTAAACCTAACCAACGCTAAATTCTATATTGGTAGAAAGGTCTTATATAACAATACCAATAAACTATTAACCAAGAAGGAGATCGAGGCCTGGGACAAACCTGGGCGCGTCCCACGCAAGAAGAAAGTAGTCAAAGAATCGGACTGGCTGTCTTACTATGGAAGTAGTAAAGTATTAAATGAGGAAAGAAAACAATCTGGTGACGGCCTATTTGCTAAAGAGGTACTACGGATATGTTATACTAAGAAGCAGCTTACTTATTGGGAAGTGTACTATCAAATGAGATATGACGTTTTAAGAGTAGAGTCATACAATGATAATATCCAAGGTAGGTTCTATAGAAAGGACGTAGAATAAAAAAAGCCCCGGCACTTGCCAAGGGCTATATGTATGGGCATGCAAGAGGAAATTAGAATCCAGGCTTATACCCTGGATCAGAGAATGGATTTGCATTAGACGCAGAAGATATATCCTTCACCCTTGGATCTTTAGTAGACAAATATCCATTAGCATCAATCATTACAGGTATAATATCTTCTTCACGAGGAGAACCAGGAAGTCCTCTTTGTGGCTTTAGTCCTTTAAGAACTCCAGCCTCTCTGTCTAGTTCAAAGTCTTGAGTATTAGTACCAAAGTCAACAGTATACATTTCTGCTTCAGCTAGTCCTTCGTCCAAAGAAAAGTCAGTAGCAAGGAAGTTAAGAATATCTCGATCATCAAAACCAGCATGCCTTAAACTATCAATTGTCATACTCACAATGTCTGATATGCCCATAAATTCTTCATGAGCAAGATCCATCATACGACCAAAAAAATCATCCTGACTAATATTAAATTTAGGACTAAGAGAAGGTAGTGGATCTACATCGTCTCTATCATCATCATATTGAAATTCAGCTTCATTCATTCTAAATCCTTTATTGTACATGTCAGCTCCAAAGCCTTTACCTCTTATGGCATCTATAACTCTTTTTATAAATGATGGATCCTTTTCGTAATACGGTCTCATACCTTGTACAAAGTCATTTACAATATCTGCGTCTGGATCGTCTATGTCGTCTTCCTGAGAACGCTTGTAGTCAAAATAAGCTTGCTCTTCCTCGCCTTCTTCTACTGGATCAACTTGATCAAATTCGTCGCCAAATCCATCAAGCTTCTTTTCAGGGCCAGCATAAGGTACTACGTCCTTGTAACCACCAATACCTTCATTGAGGAGTCGGTTGTTTCTCAAGAACTTAGCTAAATTAAAATTATCTGCCATGTTAAAATGTTTTTTGTGTTTAGTAATAAATATCGGTTTATTTAGTAAATATATTCTTAATAGCGAACCAAACAGTAACAAGAGGAGCCACAATTACAGCAGTGACAAAGTACGATATAAGTGTAATGAAAAACAAACCAATCATGATACCTACACATACTGTAGCTATAGTTATGCCAATACTGATGCTAACAGGAATAAGAAGTAGTCCTATAACAGATACAGAGAATAGAAGAAGCCAGATATTTGCCAAGAACCATTTGATCTTCCAGATAGCAAAGACCACAACTAAACAGCAAAGTATGATAATTAAGTATGTCATAAGTAGTTTATTTTTCTGCTAGGTGCTAGGCCCTACCAATATTTACAAATATATTTTACTCACTAAAATCTTGAGGCCTTACTGTCAACTTCTCTCCAAGCTCGTTTATAAGATCAATTGCTGTTTGTGACTCAAGCTCAAACCCTTCACGCTTAGGATTAACTCTATGTCCCATTTGCTCCAACCTTTGATGGACCTCTCTTTCCAACACTCGACTGTTAATGCACTTATATTTAAAGACAGGAAACCACGGGGTAATAACGCCAGTCGCAGAGTTAATTTCTTGGACCCTTTGCGTAACACTAGTGGTCGTCATTCCTATCTTACAAATGCCAGGAATCGATTTGTTCACAAGTACATAGACCCACTCAGGCTTCTTTACACTCAAGGTCGGGTCTAGTATTCCTTCACCATAGTAAGTAACATCTTCCCACCCTTCAAACCCAGGATCATTAGACGGAGTCAAAGTGAACGCTACCGCCTTCTTACACCGGTATAGATCCCCTTCCTCTAACCGTATATAATAATGTGCTTCCTCAGGCGATATTCTCTTCATCATTACCATTTTTATATATGGCCACAATAGATATACCTTCTGCCGCTTTTTCTCGTATTACCTTGTCTATATATGCTGTAGGATACTTAATCGAACCATGCGACTCTGGCATGCCCTGGGAGTATACGAACGTTAGGGTATCTCCACCGGGCTTTAAACTGAGCGGGTGTTTTGTGAAATTCTTCTTTTCCATATTCTTGTATTTACGTTTTAGTTAGAGTTTGAAATTTACCCGGGCACTTGATTTAGTTTTCCGGTTCGGTTAGGTACTTTCCTGTTTCCGAATCGATGAACAAGTCCATATAGACGTAGTGCATGGCGTCCGGCAGGAGCTCTAGCTGTATACTCCATATCTCATTTACTCTGTCTATGTATTCTTTTACTTTGTCGAACCTTTTAGCAATCACGAGGTATTCTATACAGTTCTTAAATTCGTGTTTGTCTGTTGACTTGGCAAGCGATTCTATATCTAGTCTCATTTTATTTATATTTTGAAAGTTACGATATACTTTCCATTAGGAGTTTTTTTCATCGTGGCTGGAATAGATATGGCACTGAATTTGGCTATTAACTTTCCTGCTTCTTCTTGAGAGTCAAACAGTTTTTTGTATATACTAGTATCTGTCATTTTATTTACGTATATATTTTTTAGTCAAGGTTTGGAAAATTCCCCGGTGTGTGGGAAGTGCCTAAGTGGATCCCAGGTACTAACAACTTGCTATCTACCATAACTAGGTCTTTGCCAGGTTGCTAGTGAGATGCTAAAGAGTATTAGTGGAGTACTAGCAACATACTAGTACTCCTTACTCGACTCGCTTATCCCATATATGCATCCGCTAACTGCCACAAGCCTTGGTTCAAGTTGAAGTCCTCGATAGGGTTATTGATTGCCCTGGCTTGACGGTTGTTCAGTTGGAAGCCACCTTTGATCAGGTTCTCTTGTACGGTATTGAATGTGTGCCACAAGGTAGGTTGTTCATCTATCTTCCTCTTGGCTGAAAGGATATCCATTACTTCATACTGCTCTGGCTGTCTCTCTACTCCTATCCTCAGGGTTAAAGCTTCCATTGCAAAGTTGAACCTCTCTTTGTCATTCATCTCTTTCATATTCCATTGGCTGATCTTGCCCACTACATCTTGAAGTCCAGATACCTTCTCATCCATCAGGTTCTTTACCTCTTGGAAGTTGAGCTTAGTGTGACGCTCTCTAAATGAACCCATGTCTTGAGACTTAATTACCAGTCCATTCTCACACACTAGGCGGAACAGTCCCATCTCGAATTGGATTGGCCTTGTACCATCATGTGAGTTGATCAATACAACTTCAGGCCTGGCTTCAACATTACCCTGTGGGTCTTTAATGTAGAGGTCAGGGTGTTGGAACCTAGTAATGTGGATGCCCCAGTTCTTACGCAGGTCTACATTACTCTTTGATTGTTTTACTCCTGTAAGAGCGTAACCCATATCTTGCATGTGCTCGATAACCTCAAACGTAGGAGTGAACTGATACTTCGGACTTTTGATAGTCGGTGCAGGTGAAGTAGCAAAAATGGCGGGAGCGAGTTCTCTTGCAGCGTCGAGAGAGATAGAAGTGATAACGTTGTTTCTGAAATTAGTTGCGTTTGACATAACCTTTATTTTGTTTTATTATTTGAGTGAGATTTGAATTAGGACTTAAGGATGCAGGATGATTACCTCTCGAGTGGTACAAGGTTAACGAACTCTGAATGTATCTGACCGGCTTTGGCTCGGTAGATCTCAGAGTATCCATCGACAGCACGGGATATCATTGATTCGAGGAGATTAAGTTCACCCTCATACATGGATGTGAGTCGACCTTCAGACTCAGCCTTAATGATAGTCTTACGGGTGGCAGCGGCAGATACAGACAGTGCGTTGATCATGAAGGCGAGTTCAGGAGCAGAGAAGGCAAGATGCTTAGTCATATTCGTTATTGATTTGTTACATTGTAAATATATAACTATTTTCTGATACTGGGTACATTTTAGTCAACTATTTTTAAAATATTTGTTTCATTTAGTCTGGAGGCACTTCCATTGAAGAATCTTCAATGGACCCTGGCCTGGGCTAAAGATTCTTCAATCAGATCCTAAGTGATTGGTTTTCAATCAGTTATGGCCATAAACTACGATAGCCCTTGGTAGGGCTCATTCTTTCTAGTCTTATGTCACTTTATTTGGTTGTAATTGGCCTCAATTTTCTCATTCATATACGGTACCAGCCCGGGAGGGATCAGCTTCTTACTACAATAAATATCAGGTATTTTAGAAACAAGTAAAGCCCAGGGTAAAAACCCCAGGCGTATTTGTAACAAATAATGACTAACTGATACTACTAGCTCAGTTGACTAAGCTTAACAGTGTTTGACATGCGACCACGCGTAAGATCATAAGCTTCGTTAATGATCCTTTGATTTTGATACTTACCTGAAAGGACTTCGGAAGTATAGTTTGGACTGTAGCCGGTATTCTGGGCAACCTTGCTGATATCTCCCATACGGAGACGACGGTTAATACGGCTGATCTTCTGTTGATTGTTAAGCTTAGTGTAGCTAGTTGGACGATTTGAATTCATAACTGATATGTTGTTTTGTATATAACAAATATAAGACAATCTATTCATTATATAAAATCTATCTATTTAGTCTTTAGATTTAAAATATTCTTCTACTGCACTTCTCAATTCATCAACAACGGTATCAATATTAATACTAACGTCTTCAAGGATAATTGAATTGTCACACAAGCTATACTCTGCACTGTCAAAGTCTACTACGTCTCCTGAACCCAGGTTCCGCATTTGATCTGACATGTAGTCAATAAACTCTTCCATATCATTCTGAGTAATGACTTTGCCTTGCTGTTCTACTGGAGTTGATTCAATACGAATAAGGATATCAAGTACATCTTGCTTAGTAAAGATACTGGATGCACTGTTCGATACAAGATTCATTGCTGTAACTGTGTTCATAACTTTTATTTTTTATTTTGTTTAGTAGTAATTAATATTATCCTATCATGATCTCTCTCAAAGAAGGACCAAGATCCTTAAGGTATTGCCTTTCTTCTGAGTGACCAAGTCTTAATCCTATATGGAATATTCCCATGGCTGTGCCAGTGAGTAATGCTTTTTGGGTACCATCATCCCCAGGAAATAAATCTAACTGAACTTGATCGGGCTCAAGCATAAGATCGTTATAGTTAGTCACGATTCTTTGAAGTTCTGTAATGTCTCTAGTGGCTCCAATAAGAGTGGATACACGGTCGTCCATACGGGTGCCTACAACTGGAGTGGTGTCTAATACGTTAATCATATATTCATTCATTTGTTACAGTGTAAATATAAGACTAATTCCTGAATTGTGGTACATTTATTTGACTTTTTTTAAAACTTTTTGTTTTATTTAGTGTTTCTAGGCTTTGGTTGAAGAATCTTTAGTGGTATATTGGTATTGCTAAAGAATATTTATATTTACATTTTTATTATTTATTAATAAATTTTTATTATAAAAGGATAAATTTTTATTATTTTTATTTATAGATTACTCTGAAAATATATTTTTAATATTTATAAAACCAAGGTATTGATGGACTACGGAATTGGCTTTTCTGTCCTCATGATTTTTGTTACACAATCTAACACAAATAGACACAAAATAACACCCAATGGTTTTCTACACACGTTGGTATTTCTTTTACACTCTTTTTATTATTTCTTATTTGTTATATCTTACAAAGAAAAAGAGACCGGTAGAACTAGCTAACAATCTAGCTAACATTTAATCTACTCAGGTCTCTTATCTTATTACTTATTATATTCTTTTATATTATCCTATTCTTTTTCTTCTTTCATAGTAGTATTCCTTTTACTATCTTGTGTTGTTCTTTGAGTTCTACATGATATCCAATCTCATTTAGTTTCTCATGTGGACCATAATACCAATCTGTATGCCAGTTTAATACAAAGTCTTCGGGTATACCTATCCTTTCTATATTCTCATATCCTCCTTCATAACCAGGTATGAATACTTCTAGTTCAGGATCCAAGGATTGGAGTTGTTCTATTAGTTCTTTTACCTTCATTTGTTATTTGATTTTTATTATAACTTATCTATCTCTTCCTTTACAACTTTCCAGTACATAATCAAATCTAATAATACACTTCCTCTTACATCTAGATCTTGAATATCAAAGTTTAGAGTATCTAGTATTTCATCTACTGCGTAGTGACAACATTCTTTAACTGTTTTAATGTACAAAGGAATACCGTAATACTTTAGATACAGTTGTTGTGCTTTTTCTTTTGGAGCTAATGTCATTTTGATGGAGTGTTGAAGTTATACTTATTATATAATCTAGTTACGTCACTTCTGAAATTCTCATTTGAAGTCTTCCATCCTTTTTCATAACCCTTCATATACTCTGTATACAAATCATCTTCTTCCATTATTTTGGCTTGATCAATTAGTTCATCAAATACTTTTTCATTACCAGCCATATTCATTTTCTCATATAACTGAATAGATAACCACTCTACTGCACTTGGACTTTGAAACTTAGTTTGTTGTGACATGCTCTTGTTTTGTTTTATCGCTTATCTCGTCTCTCTTACTCTTCATCCATTTATAAAACTCGTTTGCTTGTCTTTCTATATATACTATACCATATCCTTGGTTATTCTTCTGAGCTAAGTACATTGCTAGTTGAATGTCATCTAATTTGCCAATGTTAATTTGTTCCATAAATTATTTGTTTATATGCTCTAATACTCAAACGTTAATTCTAATTTCTCAACCTTAGTTATATATTCTTCTGATATAAACGTTCTTGTGTTTATCCAGTATCTGTCACCTAACTTAAATGCTCTAGTTATTTTATCCATACCTTCAAATATAGAGTATACTGTATATTGATTATCTGGATCAAATCTAGCATGGAATACTTTAGTATCTTCTTCTGTCTTTAAACTCTCTTCATAAAAAGAATTCCTTTGAATCCATTGAAATAAATGTCTTCTCTGTCCTTCACTCATTTGATGCCAATACTTATCAGTTAGACTCTGCCAAAACATAGCTCTAGCAATAGGTCTTGGCGGAATACATGCCTCCGCCAAGAATGCTAGTTCAAAAAAATCAATCTCAAACGTTGATGTTTCAAAATTCATGCAACCTATTTTTTATTCTCTTCGAATACAAAGTTAAAGTAACCACCATTTGGAGTCCTTGCTTCTAAGTTTAATTTGTGTTTAGTACCTACAGGAATAGATGCGTAATTAGATACTACAAATGATCCTACACGCGTACCGTAGTTGATACTAGAGTTGAGTACATAAGAACCATTTACGTCTTTGTATGATTTATAAGATACAAATACAAAGGTCTGATTCTTTTTATCAGGAGATACTTTTACTACACCAGTTTTAGGATCAAATGTGGCAGTCAATGTAATTCCTGAATTAGTTTGTCTAATCTTTGAAGTTGTTAAGTTATTGTCATTCAGTAAGATATTGGTTTTTTGTGTCTCTGATTTACTAGAGTCTTTTTTACAAGAAGAGAATACAAGGCACAAAGACAGAGGGAGAATGAATAACTTTTTCATTTTGCGTTGTTTTTGGTTTTGAAATTATAATTAAAGTTTATCGTTACTGTAAGATTCTACTGAAGGGAGACCGCTGTATTCACATGAAGAAGATATATTAGGTTGAGGTTTATCTTCTGATATCATATTCCATTTACTATTTACCATCAAATCATTCCAATCTTTGTAGCCGTTTTGGACTGCGAACTCGTCATTCTTCTTGTCTCTATACGCACTTACTTTTTCAGGGTTTCTCATATCTTCATCATTCTCAAAGCCTAAAGACTTAGCGCATTCATCAGCACACCATTCATGACTACCTATTTCAATGTGTATTGGTAACTCGGTTTGTAATGAGTCCATAAAGTCTTCAAACTGATTTGCTGATACGTGAGGCATTGTGTATTCTCCTTCATGCACAGCATATCCACTCTCATTCTCTCTATCAAATACTTCTATTCTACCCATACTATACTTCTCACCGAAGAGACTGAATACACCATAACCTACTGTTGAATAACTAAAGCGGCCAGGATTAGATATACCATTCATATCAATACAAGCAGGGTTACTTTCCATATAACGTGCTAAGTGATCAGCAAATTCCTCTTCACTACAGTCAGGGTATTTACGTTTGATATTATCTATGAACCATTTTAGATCTTCTCTATTTACTTTCATGTTATTTATATACATTTTTATTTGAAAGTTTTTTAACATATGTGAGAGTTATAGGATACCGCCATGACTCACCTGAGTCTGAATTACTAAAGAAATAAAATTTTTCTTCATAACTAAAATAATCGCAGGTAATGATTGAGTCTAACGTATGGTTACCTATTTGACTAATAACATTATATCTTTCCATGTTATTTGTTTTATACTTATCCTTGTTGCTCTGTTAATTTTTGTGACAGTGATGGTAATATATTTCCTGTGAGTATCCAATTGATAGTGACAATTGGTAATGATAGACCGTCAATAAAAATGCAAGGGATAATTAGTAATGCTACTACGAATCTTTTCTTCATAACTTATTTGTTTTTGATTATGTATTAAAATTAAGACTATTTCTTCAAATAAAACAATATAAAAAAAAAGTAGAACTATTGTTCTACTTCATTATTGGTTGCTAAAGTTGATAGTGATTTTTTTACTTTAGTCCAGTATTTAATGTCTTCAGTATCATTTTCTTTAGTAGCATCAAATAATATACTCTCAACAATATTTTTAGCTCTATCTATAGAATATGTCTGTAGTAGAAATTCTGCACGTTCTGTAGGATTCATAACTTAAAATTTTCTTGCCATTATTTCACCATCTAATTGAAACCAGTTACTTTTTTTAGGAGTGTTTGTATTAATCCAATCAATTAGAATTTTAATCTTTACATCATTCTCTTTCACTGATTTTTCTAATTCAGAGATTCTTCTCTCTAATTCTTCTAAAGTCATAACTGGTTCGATCATAATTAATTAAATTTACTTAAGATAATATTGTTTTGTTCAATTCTTTTCTTATTCTTTAAGAAACTCTTCTTACTCTTTACAGCTTTTACTTTAGGTTTATTTCTAGCCATGGTTCTTTTAGAATAAATATTACCAAATTCGGTCTATTATTCTAACTGAGTTCTTTACAGGCTGAATTTGTGGCTGCTCTGGCTCTTGCACAGGCGGTTCAGGTTCGATCGTTTCTTGTACAGGTATATCTTCAACTAACTCTTGTTGTTCTACTACCTCATCGATCTCTTGTGGATCTTCTATTTTATTATCAGGCATATCTTTTTTCATATAAATATAATTTATTTATTCTTTAAACTTTCAAGATACTCCCAAGTTGATTTAAAATCATAACAGATTGGATTGCCATTCTCATCTGATGCTCCCCAATTATGTTCTTTAGGATAGTCAGTTACCATCTCTAATTCACCTGCTTCATTCTTTTTATAAACAGGACCATCACTCCAATACTTGGTTCCATAATCTGCATCATAACAAAACCAAGCCCACCAATCATAACCTTCATCTCCATAAACTTCCTTAATCAATTCAGTAATTACTTGATGATATGGGTCTGTAAATTCAACTAAATCTACATTTCTCTCATACAATTCACTTACACGCTCATCTTGCATTTTAAGTGTTGTAGTAATTTTTAAAAACCTTTCGTATGTCATAGTTTATTTTTTATAGTGTGATCTACGAATATTCTCATTGATTGCGTAGAGAAATACAATAATAACAATAAATCCTAATACCATATAATTTAATTTTAGAGTTGATAAATAATTTTAGTGCGATTCTCCAATGTCATGTTTCTCTGAATACAAAAGGTACTCTGGGTTTATTACTTTATAGATCTTATTTCTCTGACCTGATTGATGTTTAACTACAACTCCTTCATGTGGTACTTTAGTTCCTTCAATCTTCTCATTTACAAACTGGCTTACGATATCTTTATTATATGTTCCTTCATACAAGACTGGTACATGATCCATATCATCAAAGAATCCAGTTATAGTAGATTCAGTTGCCCAAGTTTGTTCATATACTCCATCAATCATTAGATCAAATGCACTAAACTTTAGTTCTTTAAGTCCATAGTCATATCCTTTCTGTATGCCAGGTCCATATATTTCACCATAGATAACTACACCTTGTTGTAAGTTACTTGGAGAATAGAAGAACTTTACATACTTCCACAACTGTTCTTTTATTTTATACTTCTCAGCCACTTCATACCAAACATTAGTACCGTAGTATCCTTGTGAGTCAGAACCTTTCTCGACATTGTGGGATCCGACTATAAAATTGAATTCTATCCATTCATTACCAAACAACTTCTTTACTCTATCCCATAAAGATATCTTAGTCTTCTTTACAATACCGTACCTTGCATTAGTACCATGTATCTTACGAGTAACTTGCACTAAGTCATCTGAAGTAAACATCTCAGGTGCATTCTTAGCATTAGGAAATTTGTAATACACTTGGAAGTTAGGATTGTCTTGATACTTGATCTTCTTACCATTTGATAACTGTACCGTCTTTACAGGTGGTTCATACTTATAAATGTCTAAGATACTCATACAGTCAGAACCTTGTTTTAGATCCCAGTCTGCCATAGTCGCTCTACCGTCAAGACATGAGAATGGAATGATCAAGCACTCTGAATATACTCCACGTAATTTTACAGTCCTTACCCTATTACCTTTACGTAAGTAATTAGTAATACCTATTGAGTCAGATAACTTTTCAGGTATTACTGCATCGGTAGTGGCAATAATTACTAAGTCTTCTATCTTATATTCTCCTTTCTTAGTAATACAATTCCAACCATTGGCAATAGCAAGTTCTATATTGTCTGCGCCTTCAATAGGCTTTATATCCACTATCTTAGCGATATAGCAAACTGAGTTTAAATTTTCCATATAGACAAATTTAATTCATTTATTTGTATTTAAACAGTAATTGTATCAAGTGACTAACTTTTATTTACTATGAAGATTATCGCAATCCCCTTTATGGGTTAGACTATAAACTCTATTACGTCCAGCACCATTATCCACTTCAATATACTCACACCCATCTATCTTAACTATTCTATAGTCATGCATTGGTTTATGGTTGTCGTTTTCCAATTGTCGCTGTTCACCTTTTGGTGTGTAGTCTAATTTTATGAGGACTAATGCAAGCACAAGCCCTAATACTACGGCTATTGTTATAAACAGCACGCCTCTTTCTTTGTCTGTCATAGTTATTCTGATTTAGCTGTTAGATATCCTTCAATAAAGCCACTTATCCACATATATTTATCCATCTCATCACACCCATGACACCCTTCCCACATTTCTTCTGCTAGTTTTTGGATGTCTTGTATTGTTTGTTCTGTCATAGTTATTTGTTTTTATTTAGAAATAACAAGTCTTTTGGATCCATATACCATCTACTAATTTCTCTATAGTATAGTCACCACCATACTGTCTATTTTCACGGTGAGTAAGCCACACTCTCATACCATCTTTATTATCGATCTTGAGTTCATCTCCATCCCAAGCTTGTTCGATAGTTTCTAAACTTACTAATTCTCTTTTTGTGTATTGCATAACTTTTATTTTAAGCGATTAAGAAACTATTTAGACTATAAATTCTCCATTGATGAACAACATAATTTTTTTACCATTCTTCTCTTTGCCATGGAAAATGATATTGTACATTCCATCATTAGGATTAAATAGATTATCAGTATCTAGCAATTCAATCTGGCTTTCATACAATTTATCAAACTCTCCGGCTGACATGGTTTGAGCTATTGTGAGTGCTTCTTTAAGAGTAATCTTTGTTGTCTTTTTCATAACTTTTATTTTAAGTGATTAGAAATATTTACGATCAAATCTTCTGGCTTCAGTATAAGCACGGTCCAAAAACATGAAGCCTTTATATGAGTTAGCGTTATTGAGCATGGTCTCAATTACAGTACAAATCCCGTCCTTGTATAACTGTGCTCGTTCTGTGTCACTCTTAACACTCTCTATGTGGCCGTCTTGATTATACAACCCAAGTTCTTCCATAGCGAGGATAGCGTTCATTGAGTCGAGAGTTTTCTGAAGTGCTTTAGATCTTTGTGCCATAGTTACTTGTTTTTACGTTGTCCTAACTTTGCTGTAGAAAATGTTGTTTCAATCGTTATACATTCAACTTCATTTTCAAAGTTATACCTATCAAACTCTATCATTCCTTCTTGAGTGTATCTCTCCACTATTTCTCCGGATTTTAAGCGTTCAAAAAGATTATCATTAACACTCAATACATGGCCTACTTTGTAGTGGACTGCCTCAATATTTCCAGATGTTTCTAAGATCTCTTTACTAACGATGAGTCTATATTCTTTGTGTGTCATAAATTTTATTTTAAGTGTTTAAATTTAAGTGAAGAGGAGGGAAGACTTAGGCTTCCACCCTTTCTGACCATGAGTACTCAACAATGTTCTTAGCCAGACTTCTAGCGATAGTGTCCATACCTATGGCCAAGCTGTCAGCGACATAAGAGCGAGTACTCAACATACCGATCTTAATCTCATCTAAGATCTGGTCTTGAGTCATAAGATGCTCAGAGCTAAAATCCCTAGAGAACTTAGCGGCCACGTAGATCCAACCACGGTTACGGAGTTCACGAGTAATGGAAGAGACAGGGAATTTAGGGAGGGCAGCACGCTCCTGTTGATTGAGGATCTGGATTTGGGTGTCAAGAGGCAAGGTGTCAAAAGTGTAAGTAGTCATATTGTGTTTGTTTGTTACATGGTAAATTTACACCCTTTTTTTCAATATTGGCACTTTTTTTCAACTTTTTTTAAAACTTTTTGCCACATTTAGTAAAATGAGCCTTTTATTGAAGAATCTTCACCAAAAACTAGGAAGGACTAAATATTCTTTAGCCCTCCCCCTAACTTATTGATAATCAATCACTTATAAATGGCCTCACCGGAGCCTCAAAATCGGCATATTTTGTCCTTTTTGGATCTTTTACTAGGCCTGGTAACCCGGTTGATCAGAATGGCTCCCAGAAGGCCTCCGGTTGCCGTGGAAAGTACGTCACTTGGTTGGAATATTCCACCATTCCGGCCCGAATCATGCAATTCCTTGATACTTCCTGCCACCAATCCGGACCAAATTCCTACCCAAATCCTGTCCTTTGGGGTTTTAACCCAAAGTCCATTTACTGTAGAACTAATTGTGAACCCGGCTGTAAAATGATTAATGTTACTTTGATCAATTAACTTTTGACTATAGGATATCTTACTGAATAATAGAATAAGAACAAGTAGTTTTTTCATATATATGGAAATGAGATTAGTTCTCGTCATCCTCCAGTTCCCACGCTGGATTTAAGTCATCTGCTACACTATCTAAGGTGTCATACGCTTTACAGAGTTCAGCGTAGCTTCTACCTAATTCAAAGAATACTTTACTTACATCCATAGAACCTGGATTTTGTGAGTACAATTCGAATCTGTCTCTTACTTGGTCGATCATGTGTAGTACCTCTACTATTTTAGAGAAGTGTTCTTCTTCGAGAACTAGTTTCTCAACTGTTTCTTGTTTAGCCATTTTGTATTATTGTTTTTATTAATTGGTTTACATCTTCATTCTTTAGTAAGTCGTCTTTATTAATCTGGCCGTTGAAGTAGAGGCTTTGTACGTCACGAGGCACGAGGTACCACAATTCTTCTAAGTGGTTGTAGTGTAATACGTAATTGTATAGTATGTCTGTCATATCTCTTTCTTTAGTCTTGTCTAATGCCTAGTCTTGTTGCCTTATCTGTAAATATACAAATTTTGGGAGTACCTCATCTCGCGTCGCACATTAATAATTATCTGCCGCCTTTATTAAATGTTTGCTTCTCTGATTTTTGGTTTGCGTCCTTGAAAAAGAATGATCTACGATTGTTTTCCATGTTATTTTATTTCTAAGTACATCTTTATCTTAGACTCTTTATTGACTTCAATGATTAATTTATTGATAGTCTGTTTCCACTCTTGATATTCTGCCTTCTTTCTTTTATCAGGTATATTAGAGAATAGTTCTTCTATTTGATCTACTAAGTCTACTACGTTGGCCATATTAGAATCTACTTGCAAGTTTAATTACTATTTGTTCTTCTTCGGAAGTAAGCATATTGTACTTACCTTTAAGTTTATCTAAAGCTTGTTCGAAGTCTGCTTCCGCTATTGAATAGTTATACTCATTAATTCTAGAATCACTCTTTATAAGACCGTCTTCTATTAAGAATTTTATGAGCCAATCTTTATTATAGTCACTACATCCTTCAATAAACTCTTTTACATCTATATGAACTTCTACTTCTTGTGTAAATGTGGGCATATTCTTTATTTTTATTTTACTATATCAAAACTTATATTATTTTCAGACATCAATTCACGTAACAAATTTCTAACTTCTTGATACGCATCATACTTGTCTTGAGGTAAATCATCAGATGCGTATTTTGTTTTTGTTCTTAACTCTTGATCGAGTTCATATAACACATTCCAAAATTTATTACTAGAAATAGCAAGATCAAATTCTGTCTGATCATCAGGTAGATTAAATTCAAGTATTGCTTTCATATTAGTTGTTTTTATCTTACTGAACCTGTTCTCATTTTATCATCTTCAATGACTAGGTATTGTCCTGAGGTATCCATTGTATCTATGAAGTAGTACCTGCCTCCTGTAAACTTATCTGAGCCTGTTAAGTCAAGTCTCTTCATCTGGGTGTGGCCGACAATTTGTATGTAGTTGTTCTTTAGACCTTTAGGATGCTTCTTGTTTGAAGACATTAATGATCTAGGTCTAATCCATATAGGAGTTTGAGTTGCATTATCTCCGGTTGACTCTAATCCATTGAAGTCAAATGCTCTAGGTTTATATCTAAACAACTCATTAAGATCAACCACTACACTCTCTATACTCCAATCATCAGGTCCGAATACCTGATCCATAAATACAGGACTTACTCCAGCATGAGTAAATAGATAATCATTAAAGCCATAAGCCATTTGTAAGTGATGTCTGTTCTCATCTATGACTTGTGTTATAGATGGTGACACTTTAAATTGATATCCACTTGTTCCAGTGTATCCTACTTCAGGGAAATAATGATGACAATGATTGCCAATTAACATAATGACTTCAATTTGTGGATTATCTTCTTTATACTTTATGATCTGCTTAAAGTTGTCTATCTGTTCTACAGCAGATATAGTAAAGCTATCAAAATAATCGCCTATGAATATAACACGATCAGGATTCTCTTGATGAACTGCTAACTTCCAATCAGACCTACCATGAAGATCTCCTATACAAATTGTCTTTGACATAACCTTGTTTTGATAAAATTAATACGATTGTCAATCTAAATAAAATCTATTTCCAAAGTACTTGAACTAATATTATGCCTAGTGCAAGAATAAGACACACTATTGTTTTATTTGTTAAGCCTTCACTAAACATTAACCAACTAAGGATACTAAAGACAACAACTCCGATACCAAAGCCACATAGTCTACTCGGCCATGTTTCTCCATTGAATGCCACTATAAAGTTCTGCACACTCTTCATGAATGCCCAACTAATAGGAAGTCCTAATAACATTAACACCCAATACCATTTATCTGTCCATCCCCATTTAACTCCGGCTTGTAATTGAATGAACGATAAGACTTGTCCTATGATACCGTATAGAATACCGTAAACTAAATTTAAAATTATAACCATTTGATTTGTTTTTATTCCTCAGTTTGAAGATACAAGTCCATACGATTGCCTCCTAGTTCTTCTCCTAAGTCTTTCTTATATAGTAATTCTTTAATCGCTTTTTTTATTTCTATTAAAGCGTCTTTATATTCTTTAAGTTGCTCTCTTTCTTCTGGAGTAAGTGCTTTTATTCTTTCCTTTAGAGTTAATTTACTATTCATGTTCTAAGTTTGTTTCTAATAAATATTACTGAGTTCAACAAGTTCTTTCGCTAAGGCTGGATCCTTAATGATATGAACTTCAAAGTCACTCTTAGATCCTGCTGCCACTATTCCTGTATATCTAGATGCAGTAGAATGTTTTACACATGAAGTACTAAATCCTAGCTCGACTCTCTTGGGGTGAATAAGCTCACCACACACTTTGCAGTATTTATTATTGTTCATCTTCATCATTTTTGTATTCAGTTTCTAATTCTTTTTCTATCTCCTTGATCTTATTCTTACTGAGTTTACCATACCACTTCTTTGTGAATTGGTCCATAGTCATAGGATCTTCTGGATCTTCTACACTCAAAAGATCTAAGTCCATATTGTACGGTCTTTTAGATGCATACCTATACTCACCCACCTCATGCCACTCTAAAGTTACACTACAGTCAGGGTTATTCCTTTGATGGATCTCGGCTGCAACCCTAGGATCCTTTGGAGTAATGGTCTTCTCAGTTTCTTCTTTAGTGAACCAATGCACTAATGTTAATTTAGTTGTCTTCAACATAACCTTTTGTTTTAATTAGTTAGATAAAATTACTTATTAAGATATTTCTCTGCATTTGCTTTAGACTTGGCAGAACCTTGAGTCTCCCAGTTATATACATCTTGTACAAATTCTGACATGTACTTTTCTTTGATCGTTATTTTTTGATCATTTGAGAGTGACGTGTATTTTTGATCTTTGACTTCTAAGATATACGTGTCTTTGATCTTACTTACTATTTTATAGTGCGTTACGTGTACATAATCATATTTGCCTCTACCGTACTTCATTAAAACAGTTCGAGGACTCTTTAAGATCTTATCGTCTGTATGACTATAATAGTATTCAGGATTAAACTCACATTCGAATCCTATCTCTTTATACTTACTGATCTCTTCGAGTCTGATCTCATTCTTGATTTGTTGTATACTTGAATTAATTTGGGTTAAATTTGATTCGTGAGCGTAGATACCTTTTTCTATTTCACAAATAGTATTAGACCATGTATCTAGCATCTTATCTTCTATGTTTGCAAGATTGGCCGCAACCGCACCAAAGATCTGGACATCAGTCAAAGTGTTATTATCTTGTACAGTAGCACTAGAACTGTACCAACTCATTTTAGCGTATTTAGTTTTACTCTTGTAGTCAACATAGTTGAAGTATATATTGCACGAACCATAACCTCTGCGATCCATACCGTGAATATTAATATGGTCTGTAGATATATCTAGGCTCAAAATAAGACTAGAAACGTTATCTTTGAACCATTGTAAGACTTCCTCGTTTAATACTTTGCGGGCAGGTTCGTATACTGACTTCCTATAATTTTCGACTTCAATAGTCTTTGACTCTGATTGAGACTCTAACGCGGACAGGATGATTTGATTTTTATTCATAACTTTTATTTTGAGTGAGTTGATTAAATTAATAGGCAAATTTAGGCGGCGTTCTTTACAAACACCTTGGATGCCCAAGTTTTAGAATTTACCATAGCGTACTGTTTCTGATTGTAGAGGTTGGTAGTAGACCAATACTTGCCGTCATTAATATCTCCAACTTCCATATCTTCGAACATTTGGGCATCCATCAACTTAACTTTTTTGCCGGCTTTAGCGAACACATGCAACCAAGTTTCTGTGCCGTCTGCTTTGAACTCGATAGTTTGAAGTGCACCAGCTTTGAAGCTTCTAAATACATGTATTGCTCTTTTCCAACGAGCTCCGCTTTCCCATTTACACTGGATCCCTAAGTCGCCAACGACTGTCATGAAGCCTGCTTGAACCTTGATGATCGCTCTAAATTGTCCTGGGCGATCTTGGATGAAATTTGTCATGTGGATGTCGGTCAGATTGATGATGCTCATATCGTTATTGTTTGTTACATGGTAAATTTACACCCTTTTTCTGATACAAAGCACAATTTTGTCAACTATTTTAAAAGTTTTTGCCAGGTTTAGCAAAACCTAGGATTTATTGAAGAATCTTTAGTAAAATCGAGCCCAGATTGAAGGATTTTTAGCCAAATCCTAAGTGATTGATTATCAATCAGTTATGAATCCACCCCATATTTGATCAAAAGGCGGTCGATTATTTGCCTATCCGAGGTGTCAAAAGTCTTATTATTCTGTATTTTTTTAACGTAGTCTATATGTTTCTCTACTACTCCAACTTTTAATGCTATGTATTTGTTATCGCTATTTATAGATACTATAGACTTATATTCTTTTGCTAATGTTTCTTTAAGTACTTTTACTTTATTAATGTAGGGATCCGCTTGTGGCTTTTTTTCTTTCTTATCAAAATATTCTTTAGCTTCCATTGCTTTAACTAGCGCATCACTCATTTTTGATAAAGAAAGTTTTTTATAATCCATCAGTCACTATTTTTAATCATGTACTTGAATATTGTCTTTTGTAAGTCTGCTAATGCTTGAGTATTCTCTTTTATTAATTCAGCTAGTCTGTCTCTTTCTTCTATTAAGATCGTCATCATTTCTTCTTGTAACTTATCTACTTTAGCTTCTAGATCGTCATTCTTTTTTACTAGTCTTTGATACTGAGTCCAAGCAAAGTATCCTAATAAGAATGCTAATAGTCCTAATACGCCGTACTGAAGTAAGTACTCTTGTATTGAATCAGTTTCAGCTACTTGTAAAAAAGTCATAATAATTTAAGTAGTTTAGTTTAATACGCTATACCTTTTGTACAACATAATCTCCCAAATCTCTGCACACTTACAGAGGTTAGCGTAACTAGTACTTATTAAATCATATTCAATCATCATAGCCACCGTATCTATCCAAGCCTGTCTAGAATTAATATGTAGTTCTGGATGTATTTCATTCGGTACATAGAGTTCAGATATTTCATCTAGTACGTCATAATACAACATGTTAATAAATATTTTGGTTTACTCAAAAGAATCAATATTGAATACTTCTTTAAGACATTTTTTTGTGTCTCTATCTGCTACTTCATTTGCTTCTATTTCCATAGGATGCTTATCACGATCTAGATATAAAGCTAGAACCTGATAGTGTTTCATATTTTGTTTATAGTGCGTGTATTCATGGATAACAGTATTGACTAAGTCAGGTAGAGTACTATGATCATTTTTGTTAACAAATATAAAGTGTTCTACTTCATCATAGAATCCAGCGCAGTCTTTATTTGAATAGTCTGGCTTCTTGAATTGAATATCTGGAAAGGTTCTATTGTACTTTGATTTGCCATAGGTACTAAGACACCAATCAAATATCTTATTCACATGCCTCTTCGTTAACTTAATACTTTCCTCCATAAACTATGCTTAAGTTGTTGATCTAATATAAATATCAGGATCAAATTTAAGCAAATATATTAAGCCTTTGTAATATCCAAGAGAAGTTAAAGATACTTTGACTATGTTCTTTGAATAGCTTATTAAAATCATAGTCTTTATTTAAGTCAGACTTTGTAGATCTACCATAACTTAATGGGACATTACTACCTACATTAAAGTGTCTTGCCCACTCTGGATAAGACATTTGATCTTTAGGAAAGCAAGTCTTACTAATAGCTACTGTATTGTTACTTTTCATATTATAGTAATTTTAAGGAATTCATTTAAATAGTGTACTGAGGATTGAGAATTGTCAGGACCTTTAACTTCTTTAAAGTAAAGATCATCATCATAGTCTTGACATACTTCTGAACTATGTATTTCAGCATTAGGTCCTTCATCTGTGTATCTATATTGTACTAATAAGCCGGACTCAATAGTATAATCATCTGCATCTACTACCATGATCTCCATAGCATGAGAATTACTTAGTGTCTTATAAGCTTGTGGTTTGAATTTCATATTAGTCTAGATTATAAAGTTTGAGCATAAAGATCAAAGGTCTCATCATTGTATGTATCGTAGCATTCCCAAATACCACAATAGAAGACATATACATAATCTACGCCATCGTCATTTATGAGTTCACTGAACGGTCCTGTCTTCATTTGAGTATTAAGTTCTCCACGATCTCTACCATAAGCCAAACACCAATTACTATACTTGTCACTTCTATCATTGAAGTCATGCTTCTCACCAATTGCAGGTGCCAATACACTCAAGTCTCCTAGACTTAAAAGTTCGCTGACTTTTGTAGGATCATTGTAGTTCTCTACAAGTATCTTACCATTATTTGAAGGGTATCCATCGTAGTGACAATAGATATAATCAACTGTGTCGTCTGAATTTCTAACTCCGATATAACTTCTTGTTGCCATAACCTTTTTTTTAATTTACTTTTGTTTAACTGGGAATGCGAACCACCTATCGTTGTACTTAAATACATTCTCTTTACCTCCATCTACCATGTACCCACCTTTTATAACAATGTTTTTATTCCACCATGGAGTCCTGGGCATTGTAAAATTACTTGCGTAAAACCCTCTATCAGTACGCCAATCATACTTATGGCCAGGTCTAACTATGTCTAATATCATTTTAATCATCTCAGTATAAGTAATACCTGGGTTGCCAAGTTCGACCATGCGTTCTATGAGCTGAGCCTTTACTGTTTTTTTCTTTGTCATAACCTTTTGTTTTAGTTGTTATTTAGTGTAGCCAAAAAGTTTAGTATCATCATACTCTACATAGGAATAATCTGTACGTACAATCTTCTCAAGAACTTTTTCTTTTATCTGTCCAGTCAAACGATCTTCTATTGTGACAGATCCTACGCCTTCATAGATATCTAGATCAGCTTCATTGTAAGCCGCTAACGCTTCTTCGTATGTATCGAATGGTCCGAATGTGTATGAAGCTTCTTCTCCATATCCTTCTATTGTTTCATAGTTTTTGTCTCCAAATTCGTCTGTAACCAAAATGTTTGGACTTTCTGTTACAAAAAATTTGTTTGGTAATTGGCCGTCACCGATAATTTCTGAAGCTAACTCTTTAATTTCTTGCTGTGTCATAACCTTTAGTTTAAGTATATTGTTTGAATTTGTTTAGGGAAGTTCGGGTATACAATAACAGGTGCGTTGAGTGTCATACTGTATTTGTTTTAATTAGTGACAAATTGAATCACGTGAAGCCCAGTCCTCAGCAGCATAACGCTCGAGGGTAGCAAGATCATCATCTTCATTACACATAGCGGGGCAGCCTTTGTACCACTTATCGCAATACTGTTTCCAAGTCATACGACCTTCATCATAAGCTTGTTCGTCACGCTCCATATTAAGTGCTGGAGAAAAGATGAAACTGTTATCGCCAAGGGCAGAGAAATTAACTTGACAGTCTGGAAACACTTCACGGAAAACTTTGTGGTTCTCAGAAAGAGTTTCCCATGTGGAAGCTACTTCGATCTGAGAGTCAATTTCTACGTGGCCGGTGATTTGATTGATAACTTTGATTTTGATAGTCATATTCGTTATTTGTTTGTTACATGGTAAATTTATAACTATTTTCTGATACAAAGCACACTTTTCTGAACTATTTTTGAAAGTTTTT